CTCATGAAAGTGAGTACAAAGCATACATCCAGGAAGGGATCCGTCCCGACCTGGACACGTCTGTAGGAGCCGAGATACGGTTCCGACAGACTTACGGCATATCCAGTCCTGACGTAATCAGGCTGGCATATGAGAGCTATGACCGCGAGTACCTTCGCGGGCATAAGCACTTATCGATTAAACAGGTACCCGATGTGTTATCTGTTTATCACGCAGGCAACAGCCTGGCGGAAAGCCAGGCTGCAGCCATGATGGAAGGAGGCTTCACATTAGTGAGACACTCCGACGGTAGGACAGTCAAAAGAATAAAAGACGGTACCTACATTAGGGCGGACAAGAACGGAGTTCTTGACTTTCCTACAGAACAAGACGAGGACTATCATCCCGACCTGTTAGATGAGATAAGGCATTCCAGAAAGAACCCTTATTCCATAAAATATGAGGACCCTTGGAAAATTCTCCAAGGTTACTCACTCTCCACAATGCGCGATGCTGTGAATTGTGAAGAAGGCAGGACACCCGGAAAATATATTTCGGGTCTTCACCTGCACGTCTGGCACGGGAATAAACTCCGCATGCAAGACAAGATCCCTTCCAAACTGATACCAGGATGGACAGGAGCAAAAGGTAGGAAGGTGTCCTTTCCGGACATATCTGACCTAGAAACCAAACTAAGGTTTCTTTACGAGCGAACCTACTGGGGTAGGAAGCTTGTAGAGCTTGCGAAGGAGGGAATACTCCCCGACGCAAGTAAGGGCCCATCGGGCAAGCCAGAGGATAGGGCAAAGACCATATCCTGGGCAAAAAGATTCCAAAAGAAGATCTCATTCTTCTTTGAAGGAAAACCTCATCCGTCTTGGAGCACCAAGATGGTAAAGGAAATTTACGCTGATGATCACAAAAGAAATATGAGATCAAGATCAGTACGGTTCCTGGAGTGCCTAAAAACAGTCCAAGGAATCTTCCTCCAAAGGTACCTAGCGTACCCGAACGAGGAATGGACCTGGCAGAAATTTGATATTTTCGTGCTCAGGTATCTCAACGTCCTGCTAGACGATGAGTTCTACGACGGGAACCTAAAGAAAGAGGTTCTCTCCGTAACTACGAGATATTCCGAACTTAAAAAAGTAAGGAAAGACTTTAAGTTATATGCCCTCTCTAATAGGGAGGATCATATATTTACTAAGGACTATGAGGAATCTGTTCCCCATTGGCTTAGAGCCTTCGTGCCTATCTTTCGAAAGGCATTAGAAGTAAAAGGAGACGTATGGGCGACATCTATTCGATCCATACTCTCTCAAACAAGAGGGATGGGGACACCTCCACCTCTGATTGTTTATCAGTCGAAAGCAAAGTTTTTAACTCTGATTTCGTCCGAACCGAAACCGCTAACGCCTGAGGCGTCGCGGTTGGTTGCTGTTGGCATGGAGCTCGCAATGAAGAGAGTCCCAGACCACGTTTTTACAGGCCTTAGTACTAAGGCACGTATAACCATAAACTCTTCTGCTTGCTGGGAGAAAACCCGGCAAGAAGGAGGATCGCTACAAGCCATCGGAGAACTGATGGCGGAGGCAAATAACGGCTACCCCGCTAGGGTAATAAGCCTTTATACAGGAGCTTTCGAGCGATACATAACGCTCAAAAATTCCGAAGCAGGGGAGTATATTTTCTGGAGATCTCTAGAAGAAGTACTCTCGGTGTCACCTGAGGAAATATCCCAGGTGTACGTCACAGTCGTAAAAGAACCAGGCAAAGCCCGGACTGTTACGAAAGGTATGATATGTCTGAAACTAGTTTTAGACGTAATCAACAAAATCGTATCTTACCCTCTATCGAAGGTCGATACAAGCAAATCCGGAATGGGCAAGGATGCCCATGGATGGAATTTATTCAATGAGTTCTACCAGAACCCAGATGAATCTTTCTGTAAAAAGTCGCAGACCGATACAGGAACTACGTCCCAGTTTATACGAGAAGTCGTATACGAGGACATATTCGCCGAATGCACAGATTTTGTGACGGCGACAGACGCAATGCATCATAC